TAGTGAATTTCTCAGTGAAACAGCATGAATCTGAATTATCTTTAGAGAAGTCTGGAGCTTTAGTTCCCCATGTAAGACCTTCCATAATCCAGTCACCATTCTTAGCTTGTCTCAAAGCACCAAAGCTAGATTGCTCAAAGCGTTTAAGAATATCATTTACAAGCTCATCACCCATACCAACTTCACGAAGAGAAGGTACAGCCTTTGACCAGTCACGAGAGATTCCAAAAGGAATTTTACCATCTGTGTTAGACAAGTTCTCTGTTTTACCCAACTGAGCAACAGTCTGCTCATGGAGAGTATCAATAGCTTCGCCTAACAAAATATCAAAATTTGTTGTACTCAATTTATTGTCCTCCAAAACGAACTCGTCCAAAACGGTTCATTGGTTTTTCTTCAACTTTAGTTGCTTTTTCTACAGTAGGGTTAGCTTTCTCAAGAATTTGAGATAGTTTAGCAAGTTGAGCATCTAATTCAGATTCTCCTGCTTCTTTTTCAGCAAGTTTAGCTTTTAGCTCATCTCTTTCCTTGATTAGACTTTCTTTCTCTGTAGTAAGCTGTTCAATAGCTTCAATAGCTTTTTCTAGTGCTGTAGGTTCACCTTCAGTTTCAACCACTTCTTCTGTAGCTTCTTCTTTAGCTGTTTCTTCAACAACTTCTTCAACAGTTTCAACCACTTCCTCTTGAGCTACTTCCTCAGTTGTAACTTCTTCTGGTTTAGTTTCTTCTACTCCTGCTGACAGGTGAGCAAGCACTTTATCTAGCATTTCTTTTCTATTCAAGTGTTCTTCCTCATTTCGTTTAAGTAGTGAAGGCTCATACCCACCACTTTTAGCATTACCGGGATTTCCCACAAAAGAGAATCCCATTAGTTCAATGTTGTCTGTGATAGGCACATCAACACTTCCACCATGCTCAACATTGTATACTACAAGTTTAGCATATTCCTCTAGGTCATCATCTGTAAAATCTTTATCATACCACATGAACTCTGATGAAATAGCAAAAGGTTCATCTTGTATAATAAGGTCTTTGACATTGCTTAGCTCTAAATTCACATGAGGTTTAACTAGCAAGTCATATCTTCCAGATTCATCTTTAACAAGTTTTAAATCTGACTTCTTGAAGTAACCTTCTCTCACAGGATAGGCATTAAGGTCTCTATGACCTGTAGATACATACCCTTCAAAAGTTCCATCAATACTGTCATACCACTTCTTGAGTGTACCTTTACAGATGTATAACCTTATGGTGTTGTCTTGATATAGTATAGAACCTTCTGAAAGGAGAGTCATATACCCATCATTGTTGTCTACCTTTTCCACAGACAATCTTTCAGTCTCTTTATCAGACTTAGATAGATTCATCACAGAGTCCAAACTATCTTTTCTCTCCATATAGTCATGGATTTCATCCATAATTCGCTCTGCAATCTGTGTTCTAATAGGCATTACTCAACAACCTCAAACAAATTATATTTTAGTTTTCTCACTTTCTTACCACCACAAGAGGCACAGTATGAATACTCATATTTAACATTGTCTCTTTTAAGACCTGCTTCTGCTTCTGGTGTGAAAGGTAGTTCCTCCGTAGCTTCCTTAAGACTACCAAGGAGAACTTGGTCAGTAGTTTCATACCAACCTTCGCTCTCTTGGTTATTGTCAGGGTAAAACTCAAAAAACTTACGCTTATTCTGAATAATACCTCCATCTGTTAGGAAATTTACACGAACTACTAGGTCACGTTGGAGAAAGCGAGATACTCTAAACTTACTCATCTTCCTTTACCTTAACATATGTGCCCTCAGTAATTTTAGATACTTTTTCTACTTCATACCCAAATTGCTTAGCACGGACTTCTCTAAGGTGTTCTGCGTAAGTTTTTTCAATCTCTTTAACTTCCATTATTTATCTCCAGCGTATGTGATAGGGAAGCCATAGCAATCCAATTCAGTATCCTCGAGGGTTACTTCCTTAGTAGTATAATTGAACTCATACTTATCGCCACAGCAGTAAGTGAATGACTTGAATTTCTTCTCAGCCACGTCAAAGTATTGAACCTGCTCTTGACCAACAACTACTCTACGTACTTGTGCCAAAATTGTTTCAGCAAGAGGTGAAGTAAAAGTTTTAGCTTCCCCACCGACTGTAATCTTAAGATTCATTACTGGAACTTTAATTGTAGCCATGTAGGTACTCCTTTCATTGAATGTTCTATATTTAGTATAACAAAAAAAGAGAGTTTATCAACTCTCATGTCACAAAGTTAGAATGCAATCTTATCAATGACTTTTGCAGTACCATTTTCCAAACGATACTTGTTAATCAACTCCATGATTTCTTCCATAGCAGAAGTATCAAAAGTTGTATCAAAGTCATTTAGGAACTCATCTTCTTTAACGTGAACAATTCCACGAACTTCTGGTTTGTTCTTAGCACCTTTACCAACTACATAACCAACTACATAGTTAGCATAGATATGACCAGAAGATTGCTCCATCAAGGCACGTTGGTCTACCACAAATGTATAAACCTTTTCCTCTTTACCATCTTCTAGTGTTTGTGTAGATACTTTCACACGATTGTCAAAGGCAACATCCACATTCACAGCATATGATGTGCGAGGTGTTCGTAACATATTACCACTTACACCAAATACAGGTACTTTTTGCGCTACGTTCATTGAACCACCATTGATAAGCACTTCTGCATCTAGGTCAGTAACCTCAGCATATTTTCTCAATGTGTATACAGGTTTTCCTGAACGTACATATTCAGGAGTGATTTTATTACGCTTCTCATCTAAGAAACCCAACACATCACTGATAATATTAGTCATTTAGTTTTCCTCCACGACGGTACATAGCTCTAAGACCATCTTTGCTTTCTTCTATGTTAGCTTTCTGTTTTTCCACAGATAGTATTTCATATATGTAAGGAGAAGGTTTTCCATAGTCAGTAACATACTTACCTTGTGATTCAGCATCCATGTTTAGGTAATCATTGTAAGAGCTAAAGGCTTTCTCATTCATCAACCTTGCATATAGTACGGTGACATCAGGATAATACATTTTATCCATGATGTACTCATACTGCATGTTATACTCCTTACACAGAGTCAATGTCATTTCTTCTACATCATCTAGTTGTATAATTACAGCATCCTCATAGGCTAAACCTTTGTATTCATCCTTAGGTTTTACCTTTCCTTGAACAACTGCCCAATTATACCTTACTAGATAACTAATCAATTTGAAAAAATGATGGATTGTTTCGTAGAATATCTCCACAAGCGCTGATAAGAGACATATCAGTGATATACTCAGCCAAGTGTGAAGGAACTCCTAGAACCTCTACAACCATTTTCTCACAAGCATCAATGACATCATCATCAAACAACTCATAGAGCTTGAATAAATCCTCTGGTGTGTATACTTCTGTAGTACCATCTTCTTTAAACTCAGTAAAGGCAATGGAAATCACAGAGGCATAGTTACGCACTTTACGAGCAATTCGAGGAGTGATATACTTCTCTTTTGCTGTAATTTGTTGTACATAGGCTTTACCATCTTGTACAATTTCAGCACCTTCTGGAGCTTGACCAATGATTGGCAACCATAGTGTCAATACATAATCTTTAGGGGAAATACTTCCTACCTTTGTGCTATCCCCATTTAGCACAGAGTGTGTTTGTGTCTGAATAGCAACAGGTGCATCTGATTGAACTGCTTCTTGATGACTAGCTTGTAGGTTTGCCAATTCATCAATGCTAAGAATCTTTGTGCTCATTATATCTCCTATACAATTAAATTTTTCTTCAAATAGGCTTCTGCCATATTCTCATCAATGTTCTTAAGTCTTTCATACACATCAAGGATATAAATATCATTGTTGTAGTTATAGCTATTAGTGAACTCATAACTATCAAACTTAATGTGTTCTGATAAACCTGTAGCATTCTGCAATAGCAGAACAATCTGACCTAGGAAATGGTCACGCATTGGAATAATAGTATTCTTCATTGCATTATCAATGATGCTATATGTACCAATGTTTGACACAGTTTTGTTAAGGTCAAATAGCCTAGCAGGAACACCAAACATCTGACAGACTATAGCAGGAACATACTGAGACAAGAAGTCTAGGAAGTCCGTAGCCTTTGTATCACGCTCTAGTTGCTCAAGATTTTGGAAGTTACCTGAATACACAATAGCATCGTTAAACTCTGTTTCAGAGAGCTTTTCAGCAAAGGCATTCATGTCTTCAATAATCTTCTTAGTACGTTCCTCTTTAGCTGTTCTTCCCATGTCAAGCAATTCACCACCACTAAAGGCTGTCCCTTGCTCTACACTTTCCTCAATCTGTTCTTCAAGTGTATCCTTAGCTTGTAAGGCAATAGTACCAATACCATTACGAGAAATATCATAATTCATACGGTTTAGTATGTTTAATATAAGCTCTACACGTTTACGGTCTTTCAATAAAGGTGAAGCACAGAACACTTGAGATGTATCTAACCTTACACAAGCAAACTGTTTCTCTGTAACAACCATAACCTCATTTTCAAAGTCCTTAGGATTCTTTAGAATCTCTTTGATGTCATCCTCTGAATAGTCACTAGCCACTCTAGGATTCCCTGTCTTACGGTCATAAGGTGTTTGATATATATTGTTATTCTTGATTAGGTAAGTCAATGTCTGTCTAATTACAGGCATCTTAGGGTAGTCAATCACACAGGCTAGAATATCTTTTGGATGTACTCCTACAAGACCCTCTCCTGTATTAAGCAGACCATAATACCCATATTTTCTATAACCTTTAGCAACTTGCTTCAACACATCATAGTTACGTTGACCGTTGAAGTTGTGACTATACAAGTATTTTCTTAGCTCAGAATCCTTTTCAAAGTTATCTGTAGTAAGACTGTTAGTGAACATGTAGTTCACAATGTTATCAAGAATATAATCAACATCAGGTAAGTCAAGAGCTAATCTCTCAACATCTTCAAGTGTCTCTTTAATTGGAGTACCTCTGAATCCTGAACTTTGGAAAACTAACCTGTCCTTGTATTCAGCATTGAAGTACCTATCCATAGCACAAGAGCCACCACAGTCATCTTTATGACATTTTCCACAGCTCATTAAGAACCTCCAAGGTAGAATAACTCAGCCACATGGAGTGATAGAAGTACACTATCTAGCTCATCTGGTGAGTGTTTTAGTAATTTCTTAATTTCAGATTTAGGACGAATCTTAACAAGTCTTTCCTCTGGTCTCTGTACCTCAGAAACAAAGGACATTTGACGACTGATTGCATCCCATACTTTTCTTACAAACGTTACTCTTTGTGCTTCCATCATACCTCTTAACATTAAGTGCATTTCAGCACGTCTATTAGAAGCATATTCAGCACTAGGGTCTTTAGCTATGACTTTAATCTCTGTAGGCTTACCACCAAAGTTTATATCATACACAGGACACTTTAATTGCCCACTTAACCTTCTCATCTTCAAAGGCTGTACAATATGTGCTCCACCACCAGAGTCAATGCCTATAGCTTTAGCATTAAGCCTATTAGCTATCATGACAATCTTATTCACTATCTCAATAGCAGTTATACCATCAATCCACTCAGCAGGCTTAATATCTTGTGAATCTATCACAGTGAAGTGATTCTTCTCATCAACCACAGACACAGTAACTTGAATACTGTCTGAACCCTTATAGGCACTATCCACACCAATGAAGTAGTCTAGTTGCTTATCAATAGGGTCAAAGTTATCTGTAATATCTGGTGATGAATCAAAGAATGAAGAACGCTCTGTAGGAAACTCACACAAGAGGTTTTCTCTAATAGAATCCTCTGTAATGGTGAATTGTGACCTCATAAGCTGTTCTTTGGTGTATTTGATACTACCCTCTTCCATAGCTGTTACAACATCCAACCACATAACAAATTCATCATCTGCTAGGTCTTCATTCGTCATAAAGTCATAGAAGTTGTTCAGTGAACGTGGGTTAGAGATTAGATACATAATGAGCTTACGACCATCATCTGACTCAAATTCCCTACGACCCATGTGACCAAGGGCAATAGGTGAAATATCTGATGCTTCATCACCAAACATATTACCACCACGACCAATGACA